CTTTTCCCGACTTTCAGTCGTTTCTTATTGCCGCCGCAGGCAATTGTTCGGCAGCCTTCCAGCGCGTCCGGGCCGTCGTCGTGGTCGGCCATCGGGAAATACTGCAGCTGCTCCAGCAGCCTTTTGTGCTGTCGGTTGAATTTGATGTACTTGTTTTCAACGTCCGGCTGCAGAGTCTGGACACGCAGCACCTTATCGGACGTCTGCTGTACTTCCTTGATTGGAAGGTAAATCCCGCGCCGGGCGCTTTCTTTGGCAAGTTCTGTTTTCAGGAAATATTGAAATTGGTTGATTTCGCATCCAAATGCTTTGTATTTTTTTCCAAAAGATTTCTGAATCCACACCGTTTTGCTTAATACAGCTTCAATGATGGCGCTGGGCAGGCGGCGATCCACATCGGCGTCAGCGATATACATATACCCGGTGCTCCGGGATTTGGCAATCGTAATAATTGCGGAAAAGTCCGACTTTTTACTTTTTCCGAGGGAAGGGTCGACAAATCCGTAAAAGTCAAAGTCCTTGTCTGCAAAATTGACGTCGTGCGGATTGTAGTAGTCAAATTTTTCTTCGTTGAACAGACAGTCATCCGGATCAATCGGTTCATTCTGCTCTTCACTGTTGAACGAGGCCGCGCCTTCCGTGACTTTCATGAACATCAGGTCATAATAGGAGAGCTTTTCTTCCCACAGAACCGCTGTACCTTTTAGCATCGCCGCTTTATTTTTCCCGAAGAAGGCCAGAGCGTCCGCTTTCCGGTTCTTGTTATTTTTGTTGGTCAGCAAAGCTTCCCAAATATCCCACAGCGGAGAAGCGGAGAAGCTTAACACTGCTTTGTATTTGATGCTGGCATATTCCGGGTTGTTCATGACATTGACCAAAAGGCTGTCATAATGTAGCACAGTGCCTATATAAACAAAATCCGTGTAGGTGTCTCCGCATTTTGATACGGCCTTGTAATACCAGCTTTCCAGTTTCCGGCGCTGCTCCGGCGTCCGGACATTTTCATCGTTCTCGATATCATCCAGCACAATAAGGTCGGGCCGCCAGTTTTTATGCTTCAGGCCACGGACTTTCTGTCCGGCACCCTTTGCCTGAATTTTGATCTTTGTCTTGGTGACAATGACATCCTCGCGCCATACGTTACCCACGATATTCCCGAAATCCTCAAGAATCGCGGCGTTTTCCTCCAACTCCTCACTGATTGCCTCCAAAAAGCTGGCCGCCTGCGGGTAGGTATCCGAGAGGATCAGGATGTAATGCTTGTACTGATACAGCACCGCATGGAGATCATCCTTGAAAGTCAGGTTTGTACTTTTGGCGTGTCCACGGGGAGCTGCAACCGCATGATGACAGCCGCTGCGCGTGTTGATCATCTTCGGGTTTAAATATGGATTGATTTCCTTCAGTACACCATTGCTCCAGATTGCGTCAAGCTCTTGATGGAATTCCGGAGAAGGCTTTGAAAAATAGTGAGAAAGGTATGCACGCCCGAAAAAAGACAGATCTATCGCGCCGAGCTGCTTTCGAATTCCGGTTTCACCGGTCAAGGGTGCTCCCGCATCCAGAATCCGGGCAAGCGCCTGACGCTCTTCTTTATGATCGGGGAAAGAGGAAACATCCAGATGCTTTAATACAAGGGCCTTTAAAACGTTTAAATCCTGCTCTTGTTTTTCATCCTCTTCCTCGGATTTGGAGGTCATGATCTGATATAATTTTTCAATTCTCTGTTTTCGCTGGTCTATCAAACTTATAACCTCCTTCCAAATTGGTTTATTTTGCCTGTGTGGCCCGCTGGGTGTCATGGGGCCAATTCCCGACAACCTGTGAAAAGTCGTTTTTAAAGCCTTTTAAAGGCCGTTAAAACAAAAAGAAAAGAACCTCCATAAAAATCATTGTCCGAATGGCTGTGCGTTGCCATCCAAACAGCGGTTTTCTGTCCGGTTCTTTGTTTTTGTTACGGCCTTTCGCGGTATGGGGACGAATCAACCCACTTCGCATCCGGGCGTTTGTAATGTCTTTTAAACATCTTTTAAAACTTCAAAGGAAAGGTAAATTGATTTTGGTTTTCCAAGAATATTGATTTCCACTTTGGCTCGGCGGCGGTGCCGGTCGATTTTCAAAATTTTGACACGTTGCCCTGACAGCGGGCCGTTAATTACCTCATAGGTTCCATCCCGTGCGAAATGTATCTGCGACGGCTCATAGGAACGCTCGCAACCCTGAATCCACAATTCTTCATCCGGGAGCAACGGGGAGGGCCTTCCGCCTTCGCCGAGTATTTTAATGACTCCGGTGATACCCTTCAAAACATAATACAGGGGAGCGGTAAACTCGGCCTGAACGAATACATAGCTTGGAATGACGACATATTCCCGCTCCAGCCATTTCCCGCCGGACCGAAGGACGCGCAGCTCACGGCATACAACCGAGTGGACGCCCTTCCGTGTAAGTTCATCCTGCACATGGTCTTCTTGCCCGGTCATTACCTGCAGCACATACCACTTCATGTGATTATCCCTCCGATGCCTGTTTTTCCTTTTCTTGCTTCAGAACGTCCATAACCTGCTGATACAACTCGGGATGTTTCTTCGCCAGCAGGTCGGCCATGAGGGCCTGACTTGCATCCAGCGCCGCTTCCGTATCGGTTTTGTTCTGCAGGTCGACTCGGCGCTTATATCCGGCGGCGCGGATCAGACTGCTGGCTTCCTTCAGAAGCTTGTCCGGGGCCATGTTTTCCCACGCTTCCCGGTCGACGGAATTGATTGCGTCAAATACGTTTTGTGATGCCACCCGGAGAATTGCCTCCGTCGTGTCAAGATTCGGGTATTTGTCCATCTCGTCCATAATCATCCGCATATTTTCCTGCGACATTTTCAGCATTTCCACGCTGGCCAGATATTTCCCGGCGTATCGGCATACGGACATCTGCGAGATGGACACATTGTTTTGCGAGAGGAATTCGACAATTTCGCGGTAACTCAGGCCGCTCAGCAGCATCTGTTCCACTGTGCCGCGCAGTTCATCCGGCAGCGTGTCGACCTTGCCGGAGCTGCGGTTCCGTTTTCTGCTCATTTGCGCACCGCCTTAAGCCTTGACCATCTTGTCAATAATTTCGCCGCCGAGCAACCGGAGGCCCTTTTCGGACACCTTGGCTTCCAAGCTGACGTAATCAGTATCAGATATGCTGGCGGGGGCTTTAGTTTCAATATCCCGCAGCACAATATATCCGGCTTCGGCGAGAAAATAGATGCAATCCAGATATTCTGTTTCAGTCATTTCAGCATCTACGGCGTACTTTACTTCTTTCAGGCGCTCGGGTTTATGACGGAGAATATGGATCGTGCGGAGTACCAGGCCGTTATTTTCCCGAGACTTTCCGGCCCGCATTTTGCGCAGCATTGTGTCGTTATCCATGGTTGGCACCTCCCTTGTTCATTTGATATACCATGTCATAGATACGGTCAATTTTTTGATCGGTAGATGCCTGAGAGCGGAAAAAATCCTCCCGGAACAGGCACTTTTCTTTTAATTCGTTGATGTCGGCTGTGAGCTGCTTGATATCTTCCCGCGATTGGCTCTGGTAGGCCTTGAAATCATCCTGACGAACATAGTTCTGCTTGATAATATTGATGTCCTTGTCGTGCTCATCGGTTTTGCTGATGGTTTTTTTCAGAAAAAATCCGATTATTGAGATTGCAAGGGCCGCCAAAGTTGTTACGCCCCACCAGATCTGTTCGTTCACTGTTTCGTCCTCCGCGCAAAAATAATATAAGGTACACGTTTAGCGTTGTACTAAAAGTGTACCTTATATTATGGTTTTATTGCAGGTGAAGCATTTCCATGAAATTTATCCAAAGGTCATTTGTCCATCCATCGGTTTGGCCTTTGCTTCCCGAATTAAATCAGAAACAAGCCCCCTGATATAACGTTCAGACAGATTATACGTTCGCGCAAGTTCGCTGCTGTTATACCCATCAAATTTTTCACGGATTTCTTCATTACGGGGGTCCTTTATCAACTCGCTGTATTTTGCGATATACATATCGGAACCGCCAAACCGTTTTGTGAGAGCGATATAATTGTCCAAACCAATAATTTCTGCAAGTTCTTTCTGGTTTGGAGGTAATTCGCTCAATCGGATTTTTTGCTCCAGACTCAACCGCCCTCACCTCGCAATTCTTTTTGCTCCGCGCTGGAAATGTACTTCTTTAATATTTCTATGAGCTGGCCACCCTGCTGGTAGTCAAGCCATTTGAAAGGCTGCCGGGCGTTCGCATCGATGCGGAGCTGGCGCTTGATAATCCCGCTCAGGCGGTCACCGAGCGACGCAGTGCTTGGCTCAGTATCGTACCCGGCAAGAGTGTACATCAGCTGCCATACTTTGTTCTGCTGCCCTTTGGTCATTCCTGATCCGGCCCGCGACGGGGATTTTGAGGATGTTGGGGGACAGGTGCGCTGCCGCAGTTTTATGCGCTCCAGCAGCTCATGTTCGACTGCCTGATACTCTGCATCCGACAGCTTGCTGACATGAGCCTGACCGGTAAGTCCCAATACCAACGTGTGCAACTCGTCGTTTTTTACAAGATCGAGCGCGGCACCGAGTTTGTATATCCGCTGAATTTTTGCGGATGTCATATTCTGTCCCCCTAAAAATTATTTGTCGATTTGAATTTTCGGCGTTTCTTCGACCACAATGGCACTATTGATGGTTTCCAGCGTTTCTTTCATTTCGGCTTCCGACCGTTTGTTGACTTTTGCCAGCTGGAGGAAGCTCTCCCAGGTAGCTGCCTCGGACACAAAGTATGCGTATTGTTCCGCATCTCCCTGGGCAAAGCCCCCGATGGCCATCA